CCACGTCCGCCCGGACGAACTTGGAGAGGTCCGGCTTGTTCTCGATGAAGCTCTTTGAATAGGGGTCGTCCTCGTCCCAGTCCGCGTTCACCTGGTCGTCCGGGATATCCTCGAGGCTTACCGCGCCGATGTTTTCTCTCGCCAGCGCCTTCTGCGCGTCGCTGAAGTCCTGCTCCACGTCCGCCCGCACGCACCCCGAAAGGTCCGCGATAATCTCGGCAACCGCACCGTCACCGCCAGCAAAGGCAGGGGAGACCGTCCATTGAAGCGCACCAGAAGCGTCGTACACCTCGATGCGGTACGTCGTGCCGTCGTCGGCTATGACCGAGGCACGTCCGTTCGCGTCGATCGCGATGTCCGCAGGGTTGAGCGTCCCGTTGAAGTCGCTGTACGTCGTCGCGCGGTCGTCCGTCTCGTACAGGAACACCTCGAGGTGGCCCGCCGTCATAGGCGCGCCGTCCTTCGTTACAAATTGCTTGTTGGGGCTTACAAGGTAACCGAGCATATCTTAATCCATGGTCTTGGTTAAAACAACATTTGCAGTAATGGGCGACCACCACGCGAGGAGGCCACTCGGGTACATCGGGCCGGGAGCCTGCCAGCCCTGGACGCAAACAAGCGCCACGCTGTTGCCCGAGTTCAGCGGGAAGTGTACGTGGAAGTCTTCCTGCGTCATGGTCGTCCGGCGAACAGTCACGGTGATCTGCCCATCCTTCGTGTTCGTGAGGAGGTAGATTTCGCCCTCCGTCGCATGCACGCCGGAGAGGTCGATGTCGCTGTCCGTGGAAGTCCAGTAGTCCGAATCCGTCGTGACCTTGTAGCGCTCAGTCGCGACCGTTTCAGCGGTTACGAGCCCGGAGGTCAGGTCCGAGATGGTCGCCTTCGGCATGTTCACGAGGTCGCCCGCGCTGAACTTGCAGACAAGGGTATTGCCTAAAAACACGTCCACCGCGATTTCGTCGCTGTCGTAGTTGAACGTCAACACACCGATTTTGAGCTTGCGCGTGAATACGTGACGCCCAAGGTCGTTGATGATGAAGGTCGCAGCCGCGTCCATCTCGTCCGCAGGCGGGGTCGTTCTCGCGAAATGGTTGTTCTCGTCGTACACCAGCTCGCACGCGCCACATTTCCAGAACTTGTATGAACTGCGGAACCACGAGCTGTGCGCACGCGATTCCAGCCCGTTCTCGTTGAAGCTGAAGTCCGCGATGTAGTCGGTAATGGCCCCGTCTACCTCCACGGAAGGACACTTGAACGTAGCCCCCGTGAACTTGGCCTTGCTTGAAAATACGAGCGCCTTGTCGGTAGTGTATGTGTACGCCTCCGCTTCATACGTGCCGCGCACGAAATAGACGCGCGGGGCAGTCCTGATGGAGTACGTCCCGACGATGCCGGGGTATCCCAAAAGCGACGCGATGTTCGACATGTTGGTATGGCGCACCCCGTACCAGGTGCAGGGAATCGTCTCACCGTCGTAGGCGAGAATCCAGCGGCCCTCCGACGTGAGGCTGGAGGCTATGATATAGCCGCCGTCCTCGGTAGTCGAGGAGAATGCGTCCCACACGTAGAGTCGCGGGGAACAGTCCCCGGCGGAATAGTAGCCGCGCACGTTGACCGTACCGGCGCTCGTCGGAGTCGTGCGGAGGTCGTCCACCGTGTCCACGATTTCCCCTGCCGTTCCGATGTCGAGAGTGAATCCGTAGCTGTACACGTCGAATGTCTCGAAGTCGTCGTCAGGCGATTCCTCGGACATGAGCCCTTCCTCGCCGACATAGCGCTCAATTTTAACGTCCACGACGGACGCGTCGAAGTAGAGCGTGTCGTCGAGCCTTCCGGCCACGTTGAGGAGCTGCGGGTTCTCGGCCTGCGTGTACGTCTCTCCCTCCAAAGTGTAGACGGTCTTGACGATTTCGCTGTCGTGCTCGTAGATGGTAACCCGGCCCACGAGCGGCGAGCCGTTCAGGTCCACGATCGAGCCGGGGTTGAATCCTATCTTCATTTATACCCCCACCGAGCGCATGATCTCGGTAGCGCTCTTGATTTTCTGCGTCTCTAGCTGTATGGCCTTCTGTTCCACGTCCATCTGCGCCTTGTCCGCTTCCGCCGCGCTCTTGACGGCGTCCGCCCCCTGCTCGAGCATGGCCTTCTGCGCGTTCTCCTCCATGCGGAACTCGTGTTCCTGGCGCTGCTTGAGGAAGTCGGCCATGATGCCCTGCTCGAAGTCCTTGCGGCTCCTTTCGTATGCCTGGACCTGCGCCGTGAGGGCGAGGATTTCCTGGTCCTTCTGCTCGATGGCTTCCTTCATCTTCTGCGCCGTCTCGATAGCCTGCTGCTCCATGGGTGTCGGGGCCGGCATGCTGTTGAGGTCGGCGTAGAGCTGCGCCAAAATCTCGTTGTCCGGGTGCGTGCGGAGGATGGCGTTCACGATGGCTCGCTTCTGGTTCGGCTCCACGTTCGGCATGAGCTGGTTCAGCTCCTGCCGCGCAACCTGGAGTTCCATGTAGTTTTCCGGCCCCTGCGTAACGTCCACCGGCACATCGTAGCCCCACAATGCCATGACGGTGTCGCCCAATGCCTTGAAGGAGGTGCGGAGGTGCGAGAAGTAGTGGCGCACGTTGTTCTGGAACACCTTGGCCGTGTACATCACGGCGGTGGCCGTCACATCGGTCTCGGCGTCCGCGAGGCCCTTGGAATCCACGCCCGTGATGGAGGACATCAAGCCGAGCGCGCCCTGCACGATGCCCTGCACGTCCGTAAATTGCACGGTGTTGTCCAGGCGCTTCGGGAGGTCGAGCACGGTCTTCTTGTCGTTCGCGAGGCGGTTGGCCGGGACGATGGTGTTGTTGCCGCTCCCGGCCTGCTTGTAATACTTGTCGAGGTTCTTGAACGATTCCGCGTAGCCCTGCCACTGCGGCTTGGGCGAAAGCGCGAGACGTTCGCAAAGCTGCGTGAACGCGTAGTTCACGATTCGCTGGATGTACTTCGCCTTCGAGACGAGGCCCGTGTAGGTTTTCTTGTCGCCGTCCCACGTGCGCTCGCCCCATACTGGAAAAAGCGGGATGCGATGAATCGGGATGACCTGTTCCTTTTCGTAGGAGTTCCCGTCCTCGTCGGTTTCGGTCGACTTGATTTCCTTGTCGTTCACGAACGTGTAGACGTGGCATCCGTCCGTGTCGAGGCGGTAGTATGTAACTATGGGGACGAGTTCCGAGCACGAGGCGTTCCCGACAATCATCGGCGCGTCCTCGGCGGGCAGGTATTCCATGCCCATGTGCACACGCACCCACTCGCGGGAGCGGTAGTCGATGAGGGCGCCTTCCATGGCGTCGGAGCCGTCGAGCTCCACGCTGTCCGGGTCGAGCACCACGCGTTCGATGTCGTCCACGGCGTAGATGACCGGGACGTTGTTCCCCTGCGGGTCTACGTCGGAGCCGAGCGCCAAAACGCCGAGCCCGAAGGACACGGTGTCGAGGAGGGCTTCCTGTGACGCGAAGCGGTTGGAGTCGGACGAGAAGAAATCGTCGATTTTCTCGTCGAGTTCCTGTTGTCCCGTGAACCACGTGAACGGATAGGCCGCGTACTGGTTCGAGACGGAGTTGACCTGGTTGTTCAGTACGTTTACCGTGATGCGGTTGCGCTTCGCGGACACGAACTTGTCGTCGTTCTTGTCCCACTGGTTGCCAGCAAGGAGGTCTTTTTCCTCCTTTATGTTTTCGTAAAGTTTCGAGAAACGCGACTTGGAGCGCGCCGAAAACTTTTTAAATCTTGTCAAATTCTCGTTCATGTTCGCCACCAAGTACAAGTTTTAGTTCGCTTCGATTTCCCAGATGGGGCGGTGCGCGCCGGTGCCTTTCAGGAGGTCGTGACCGCGCTCGAGGAGCCACAGCTTGAAGTCGTCGGGGTCGGCGGCATAGCCGAACGTCACGATGGACGGGTCGTCCGCTACTGCCTGCAAGTATTTCTCGTCGCGCGGGGTGAGGCCGATGGTCGTCCCCTTGACCGCCTCGACCTGCTTCTTCGTCTTGCGGTCTTTCATTTCGCCGTGTTCCTTGTCGCGTATGGCCTTAACTTCGTCCTTTACGGAGTTGACCCCGTACATACCGCCTGCGCCAAGCAAAGCGCTCGCAGAAGCGCCGGGAATAGCCAATCCGGCCATATTGAAGGCGAGGTCGGCGTCGCGGTCTTTTCCTAGACGGTTGACGAACAGCGTGGGCGCAGCCATGTCGGCTGCCTGCAAGATGTACCCGGCCTTGGACGTGGGGGCGGGGAGACCGCGTTCCACGTTGGTCTTGCCTAGGCTTTCGATTGCCTTGCGCACCTTGCCCATAGCACCGCCTTCGGCGCTTCTGGTAAGTTCGCCGCCTAGAGTGCGGGTCGCGCCGCCCAAACCTCGGGCAAGCCCGAAGTTAACGCCTAGGTTCGTGGCGGTAGACATGAGGGCGTCCCCGAGGCTGAAATCCTGTCTTTCGAGGTTCGGGTCGTCATCGCCACGCATCACGTCATCCAAGGCTTCGCCAGCAAAAGGAGCCACGGCGTTGCCGAAAAGGTTGGACACGTACTTGTTTGCCTTCAACGCCTTGCCGACCTTCGGAACCACTCCGAGGACTCGCGCGTATTGACCAGCCGGAACGGACATAAAACCGCTTTCAACGGCGTCACCGAGGTTGTCCTTCCAGGTCGGGTCGCGTCCTTCTGCGAAGGCTTCGTACCGGCGAGGCGTGAAGAACTTCATCGCCATGCCGCCGACCTTCTCCGGGATGCCCTGGCCTTCCATGTCGCCCGAAAGAGCCATGATGCGGCCCGCCTTGATGTCCTCGTTCATCTTGTCGGTGGATGCATCCTGGAACGCCTTCTTCGTCCATTCCCAGCCCTCGGCCCCCCACGCCTTCTCGATGGCGTCCTTGAAGTCCTTTCGCTTCTTGCCGTCGGTCATGCCGGACAGGAACTTGTCGAGGGCCGTCTTGCCGCCCTTCATGTCCTTCTTGTCGTCCTTCAGTTCCAGCTTGTCAAGTATCGCCGAAACCGTCGGCAGCTCCGCCTTCGTCTCGGCCTCGCGGAACTCGTAGGGGACGGAACCGCCGAAGCCCTCGATGAACGCCTTCTCGCGGAGGTCGCCCGTCAGGCCCTGCGCGTTCCTGAACATGTCGAGGTAGCCCGCGACACGTGCGGAGTCCGTCGCGTCCTTGTCGGCGATCGCCATGCTCGTGAGAATATCGCTAGGTTTTGCCATTTTCCACCTCTTACTTTTTCTTGACGATCCCGTCGTTGTCCATCGTGTAGTACGTCTTCAAGTTCTTGGAGGCCCCGTTCCAGCGGACGAGGCGCTCGTTCTTGTCGGTCAGCGCGTTGATGGCGGCGGCCTCCGTCTCGGCGGCGGCTCTTGCGGCCTTGCCTTTCGCCTTCGCTTCCTCGGTCTTGTACTTGTTCGCCTTGACGATGTCGCGGATTTCCTTCGCCATGTCCGAGTTGTTGATGGTCTGCGCGTGCTTCTCCGCTTCTTCCAGGTCGGAATCGTGAAGGGCGTTGTTGTTGACCTTCGTCTGGATGTCGTTTGCAAATTCGCGGGTGTTGTCGTAGTTCCAGCCGTTGCCGTCGCCTTCGGGCTTCCCTTCATTGACGAGGGCGTCGAGCTTGAACCATTCGTCCGGCAGAGGGACGCCCGATTCCTTCGACATGCGCTCGGCCTTGTTCAGTTGCACGCGCATGAGCGCGCGGGCCTCCTCGCGGGCCATGTCGTCCTTCGCCTTCAACGTGGCAACGAACCCGCCTGCGTTGTCGATTGCGTTGTGGATGGCGTCCTCTGCGTTCTTTGCGGCGCTCGCTATGCCCTGCGCACGGCTCTGCGCCATGCCAACCATCGACTGGTAGGGGCCGGAGTTCCCGGCCTCCATCATCTTCGCGGCCACCGCAATGTCCCCGGAGTCGATGCCGGGGTTCGCCCGGTCGAAATCCGCGATTTCGTTTTCCACGTTTTTCAGTTCGGCCTCGAGCTGCGCGAGCTCGGCGCGTTCTGCCGCGAACGGGTCGGCGGCGGGTGTCTGCACGGGTGCGGCTCCGTAATACGTCGCGGAAGCCCCGCCAGCCTGCGGGCCTTGTCCCGCCCAATTAAAAACAATGTTCTCTGCCATAAGTTCTCCTTACCAGTTCGGGTCGTAATGGTTGCGTCCCCACCAGCCGACCTCGGAATCCGGGATTCCTTCGGCGCCGGGGTAGTCGTGGCGGTTCTTGCCGTTGCGGGGCAGGGAACGCCCGATGCTCGGGGCGGTCAGTAACGCGTGCGCGGCTTCGGACGCCTCGCGGGGATTGCTGCCACCGCGGTACGTGTACCACTTGCCGCCGTCGCGGAATTGTATCTGTATCTTGTTGTTCGGCAAAATGCGCACTCCGCGCACCGCCGAGCTGCTCGGCGTGAAGTCCTGGCGCGGCTGGACGTCCTCGCCCGGCCACCAGCTCTCGAGCATTCGTTCTGCCGCGGGGCCTCCCGCCATGAGGGCGCGGTTGTGTTCCTCGAGGCTCTGCGCCTTTGCCGACTTCTCCGCGACTCCGCGCTGGACCCCGTTGTTGTTCGCCCACGATTCCTTCGAGTAATACGGGACGATGGGGTAGATGAAGTTCTGCGTCAGTCCGGGGTACGTCATCGCCGCGCCGGGGACTTTCCTCTGCGCCGCCTTCGTGATGGTGGTCGCCATGCGCCCGCCGCCGAGCATGATCCCCGGCAAGAGTTGCAGCGCAACCCTCGGGAGTATCTTCATGATGTCGGACCAGCTTGCCATGGATTACTCTCCGATTCTAGCCTTCAAAGCGTCGATTTTAGCCTTCAGCGCGTCGCGCTTCTGCACGAGAGCCGCACGCTGCGCCATCTTGCCGCGGATGGCCTCGGCGGCCTCGCCGTACAGCTTCTTCTGCCGTTCCTCCTCCGCGACGCGGCGCTGTCTGTCCGAGTCCTCGATGGAGTTGCGGCGCTCCTGCTCCGCCTTGCGCCAGCGGTAGTCCTTCACGCCGGAAATCGCGTTCCCGGCCTGCACGAGGCCCTGGTTCAGGCGGTCGCGCTGGCGTTCCGAGAACGAAACGTCCACGTTCGGCGCCCTCCAGTTGAAATTGATGCTCAACGGCATGGTATACCCCCTATTTCAAGATCGCCGCGCCGAGAGTGGCGGCACCGCCGAAGATGTCCGAGATGCCGTTCGTGCGGGCGAGCTCGTTCTGCGCCTTGCCTGCAGTCAGGTCGGCCACCGTCTGCAAGTTGGCGTTGCGGTTGTTGATAGTGTTCGTGTAGTAGCTGTTGACCGCGTCGTTGAGCGCGTTGCGGTCCATGCCGTACACGTTCGCGAGGGTCGCGATGTTCTGGAGCTTGTTCTGCTGCTGCGTCTGTCCCGTCTGCCATTGCTGGAGCTGTGCGGCACGGTCCTGCATCATGCGGTCGTATGCCTTGGACCATTCCTCGGACGCGAGGGCCTGCTGCTTCGCCGCCACCTTGTCGAGGAAGTTGGACGAGAAGCGGGAGCCGCCCGATGCGGCGGAATTTTCGATGGCGTCCATCGCGGCGTTCGCCCTCTGCTGCGCCGCAGGGTCGTAGAAGCTGTTCACGTTGCCGCCGTACTGGAAGCCCGAGTAGTCGGCGTTGCCGATGGCGTTCGCGAGGTTCGCAACCGCGTCATCGTATGCCCGCGCACCGCCCGAGAACTGGTTCTGCATCTGCGAGAGGTACTGGTCCAGCGTCGCCTGGTTCGCGTTGCGCGTAGCCGCAGCCATCGTCGCGATGTTGTCGAGCGTTTCGTTCGCCTTGTTCACGGCGTTCTTGTTGTCTGTCCCCAGCAATCCGCCGACTACGTCCAAGAGTCCCATATTTTACTCCTTTTCCTTTTCGGCCTTCTTGTCGGCCTCGTCCATTTCCATGTTGTCGAGGTAGTTCTCGACAGCGTCGCGGAACTCCGCGAGCTTCTTCTTCAAGTCTTTTGCGTCCTTGATTTCCATCTTCTATTCTCCTGTGCCGAAAAGGGTGGCTTCGACCACAGCGTTATCGGGCAATACGAAATTCCTGTCCAGTGCCTTCAGCACGACGATGCCGTTCGCGTTCGCGTTCGCCCACGAGAGCACCGCCGCCCTCCTCGGGGTCACCGGGAGGATTTGCGGACCGGCCTGCAAAGTGGCCGAGAGCGAAACGAAGAACGGGGTCTTCACTATATGCCACCCGCGCTCGTCGTACTCGTTCCATACGCCAGTAAGCGCGCCCCAGATGTCCTCGCGCGGGCTGTTCGCGTTGATGATTCCCGAGCGCATCCTACATCTCCTCCGCCGTCGCCTCGGCACGTACCGAAGCCTTCGCGATGACGAACTCCGTCGGGTGCGAGTAGGTCAGGCGCAGGACACAAAGCCTGCAATAGCCCAGGTTCATGAATCGCACCCTCTGCGAGTAGTTGCCCGTGCGTCCCATGCTCGCGCTGCGCACGTTCCCGTACGTGTTCCCGCCGTCCTTGCTCACCTCGAGCAACAGCTTCGGCTGGAGCTCGTAGTCGTCCCACGAGCCCACGTTGCACTCAACCGTCAGCTCCTCGAACGTGAAGGGGCGGAGGTCGTCAACGATCACTGCCGTCTGGCGGTGGCGGACCATGGGGAGGCTCGTCCCGTCCGGGTAGTCCTCGGACCAGTAGCCGCCGCCGAACTCGCACCAGCACCCGTCAGTCGTGAAAGTCCAGAACTTCTCGCGCCAGTATTGCACCGAGTTGGCGCGCCACGCGCCCTCGATGCCCGTCCGCTTGTCGCGGGAGGTGCGCTGGTGCCAGCCGCCGTCGAGGGTGTCGTACACCCAGGTCTCACCGATTCCGGGGAGCTGGAGGACGTAAAAGTTGTGCTCGCCCACCGAGTAGCAGAAGCCGAAGGCGCTGGACGCCTTCTCGCGCATGAGCTTCTCGTCGAGCCAGTCGTCGCTGATTTTCTTGTACGTGGTCCCGGAGGCCATCATCACGGCCTTGCCGTATTGCGCGCCGGACGAAACGAAATAGACAAGGGAACCCGAGGACGCAACGCTGTCCGGCGCTTCCAGGCCGAAGCCGTTCTGCGCGGTGTAGCTCGTCCTGATCCATTCCTCGAAATCGCCCGAGCCGCGCTGCCATATCTCGACCGTCTTGGGGCCGAAAACGTATAGCGTAGGCCCTACGGCGTACAGCCCGTTGATGTTGTCCGAGCTGGACTCGGTGTTGAAGAACTTCGGGACGTGGTAATCGTCCTCGAATACGTGTTCACGGGACGGGAACTGCTCCGTCACAGGGGTAACCCCGTCCGGCATGTACTTCGGCTTGTCGCCTTCCATCACGTACATCGTGCGCGTGTCGTTCGCCAGCGGGTAGGGGATGGAGTAATACACGTAGCCGCTCCGGCTGTCGTTCACGACGATGGAGCCCCCGACCACCGCGACCTGGTCCGGCGTAATCAGCCCGCCTTCGGCAGTGATTCGTTCCGGGAGCTGGACGGACACCATCTGCCCGCCTTCCTTCAGGTCGTAATACCACAAGTTCACGCCGTCAACGATGAGCAGCATCGCGCGAGGTCCGCCCGTCTCGGCGAACCTGATCTGCGAGCCGTTGTTGGTCGAGACTCGCCCGATGGAAGTGGCGGTGCCGTCCTCGAGTAGGAGGTAGACCGTCGAGCCGAAAACGGCGAAAAGGTCCTCGTCGCTGCCGTAGGAGTTGAGGCCGATGGTGGAACAGTACGCACCCCTGCACTTGCGCCCGTCAGCGACCAGCTTCTTCAGCTTCATTCCGGGAACGGATTCCATGAACTCGTCTGCGCCGTTCCTTGCGTAGAACATGTTGACCGAGAGCTGCGAGCCCTGCACTCCGGGGAAGCGCGCCTTGTTGGACGCGCCTACGAGTGCGGAAATGACCTTGCCGCGTCCCATTTTAGTACCCCACGCCGCCGAGGCCGTCGTAGTAGCTGTCGAGGTAGGAGCCGGAGAGCGAGGCATCGCTCACGTCCGGCGCGTTCGCCAGCTTGTTCGTGTCGATGGAGTCCTTCGCCGCGAGCAGGTCCGCCTGCGCCTGGTCTAGGTAGGAGTACAGCTTGTACTTCTTGCAGATGCGCACCTCGAGCGCGTAGAGGATGAGGTTGCGGTAAAGGTCGGACAAATAGATGGTGTCGCCGATGCGGTAGGCCGGTATCTTCTCGCGCACGAATACGCGCATTTCGGCAGGGCTCGTGCCGTTCATGTCGATGACGCCCACCTGGCGTGTCTTGCCGCTAGGGGCGGTCTCGGTCGTGGTCTGGTACGTCCATGCCTGCGGGAGCCCTCCGGAGGTCACGGCGCGTATGTCCGAGATTTCCATCCCGCGGAGGCGCATCCAGCGGATGCCCACCTTGCGGGCCACGTCGGACACGCTGTCTGGCGGTTCGGAGTTTATCGTGTTGGGCGGGAGAGCTTCGCCGACCTCGAGCACGCGGAAATAGATGCGTCCCGCGGCCACGATGTCGTGCTCGCGCTTCGTGACGGCTATGTAGCCGTCCTGGTTCAGTTCAGTAATGGCCCGGTTCAGGAGCCCCTCGCACGAGGCGCCCAGGTCTCCGGATACGGTCTCGCCGTCGCCGACCCTGCCGAGGTCCTCGCACGCTGTCTGGATAAGTTCGTTAACCTTCATACGCCACCAAGTACAAGTTGAAGGAAAAAGCGCCCGCCGTGGTTAGGCGAGCGCTTCGCGGCATCCTCAAGGAGACCTTGGAAAGACACCCATGCATGCAGAATTAGTCGAGAAGGAGGTAGGTCGTCACGGATTCGCGCACGTCGAAAATCTTCGCGACGAACGGGAAGTCGAGACGGACCAGCTTGACGCCGTTCTTGCCGTCGCCGAACTCGCCCATCTTGATGGTGACGTTGCCAGCGGTGGCCACGTCCGAGTTTTCGGAGCCAGGAAGGTTGCCGAAGCGGTACTGGTCGAAGCCGAGGGCAGTCTCGGTGCGGCACTGGCCTACGGCATAGTGCTTGGCACCGGTCAGCATCGGAGTGAGGGTCAGGTAGCCGGTCGTGATGGCGGAGTCGAGGGCGCTCTGGCTCATCCACGCGTTCGCGTTGTTGTAGCCGGTGCCAGCGGCGGCGATGCGGATTTCCGGGATGGAAGCCGTAACGGCGGAACCGCCGTTCTTGCTTTCCTGGATGATGACGACGAACGGCTGGTTCGTTTCCTGTCCTGCGGCATTACGGATGTAGAGGCCGCTCACGCTGTATGCGCAGCCCTTGATGAACTTCTTGGAGTTGTTCGCGGACACGGCGACCTTGATGGCTGCGCAGCCGATGTTGTTGCTGTTGGAGTCGGTAACGGCGGTCAAGGTGATGGTCGGGGCCGTTTCCTGGTCGGTCGTGTCGATGACCGGGGTGTTGGCGATTTCGATCTGGGCGGCGCCGGCATACTGGCCGAGGTAGGCGTCGTCGTAAATCTTCTTCATCTGTTCGGTCGGGATGAAGCGGGAGAGACCGCTCTCGGCGATGTCGCCCATGATGTTCGGGGACTGGAAGGAGAGCTTCTTGCCAGCGACGCCGAGTTCGTCGAGGGCCTTGGCGGACTTGGTCAGGAGACCGAAGCCTGCGGAGGTGGCGACGACGGCCTGGCACGAACGGATCATGTTGGCGTCCATGATGGCCTTCTGTGCGGAGAGCGCGAGGTTCTTGGCGCGCGGTTCCGCGATTTCCTTGGCGAAGTCCTCGATGTCGGTGAACTCGTTCCAGAGGTCGAGTTCGCATGAGGAGTTCTTGTTCTGCATCGTTGCGGTGATTTCGATTTCGCTGATGGAGTCGGGGTTTGCGACGATGCCGTCGTGGACGGTGCCGGGGTCGGCGAGGTAGCCGGAGACGGTCTGGCCGAATTTCTTGCCCTTGACTTCGTCCTGGCTGAAGTAAGACTTGGAGCCCTTGATGTAGGCCATGTCGTCATCGACCATGGAGGCGATGAGCTTGACTTTCTTGTTGTTGGCGAATGCCATAAAATTACCCTCCGCGCTGTTTGGCGCAGTTGTCGTGGATGTTCTGTTGATTTCGCGCGCCCCGTTACGTGCATTACAAGTCGGGAAACGCCGCGAGTCAAGGTCCACGGCAGGCCGTCAGTCGGAGGGAATTGCGTCGCCCTTTCGGCGGCAAGGACTTTTACATCCTTGCACCACCTAGTACAAGTGAGAAAGGGAGAGGGGTCAGCGCAGCCCTCGGATGTAGCTCCGCATGGCGTCGTCGTCGCTGAAGATGTCCGGGGCGCTGCCGCCACCAGCCTGCCTTCCTGGGCGCCCGATGGCGGGCATCGCCTTCTTCTGCGGGGCAGACGGGTTCGGCTGCGCGGACTCGCGCGCGATGTCCTCCTCGACCTTGCGGAGCGAGTAGTATACGTCGAGCTGGGAGGCGTGGCCGTCACCGAACACGCGCATGAAGGAGTCCTTGTCGTTTAGGAGCCTTTCCATGACCTTCGGCCCCTGCGGGTTGTGGAACAGGTAGTCGGATGCGGCGGGGCATGCGTCGAGGATCTGGCCGAGGCCGTTGCGGTTGGCGTGCTGTACCTTCGTCAGGAATACCTGGACGCGCTGTGAGTCGCCCGCGAATGCGTTGCCCACGTTCTCGAGCCACGCCTGCTGCTGTCGTTCGATGTCCTCGTCTGCGGCGCGCTTCCTCGCGGCCTCGTCGTCGGCTGCCTTCTTGGCCTTGGCGGATTCCTCGCGGAACTTGTCGAGCTCCTTGGCGGTGCGCTGCTGTACCAGGTAGTCGATGTACTCGTCGTCGTTCTTGAAGTCGGCGCGGGTCTTGGGGGTCTCCTTCGGTGCGAGCTGCTTCTTCAGCTCCTCGAGCTCGGCCTGCATCTTCTTGAAAGCCTCCTCGCGGTCTGCGAGTTCCTTGCGGTGCTTCTCGTCCTTCTTCTCGAGCTGGCGCCTGAATGCGAACTCTGCGCGCTTAAGCGGGTCGTCCGGGATTTCCTTCTTCTTGGGCGGGTTGTCCTTGGTAGGTTCTGCCTGGGTCGGTTCGGCTTCTGCGGCAGCTTGTTCCGGCTCGGGTTCCTTTGCGGGTTCCTCCGGCGCTGGTTCCGGGTCCGTAGTCGGTTCGGGTTCGTCCTTTTCCGTCGTAGGCGGTACGGTCTCGGCTGGTGCGGTTTCTGCGGCCTTGGCCTGTTCCTTGGCTTCCTCGTCCTTCAGTTCGGCGAGGATTTCGTCTGTCCTTCTTCCCATGGTTTACTCCTTGTGGATTTTATGTTTGCATTGTTGAAACTTTTCGTCCGTTGGCTATGTTCTCGGTCTCCCCGTACAGGTTCGCCCCCTTTCCGGTAAGCATCGAAAGCACCTCGTTCTTTTCGCATGTCGACCAAAGACTCGCGCGGCTCCGTTTCTTGCCCAATGCGTCCACGTTCACCGTGCCGCCGATGCGCTGGCGGTTCTCGGCGAAGTAGATGGCGTTGCGGAACGAGTTCTGCGCCGTAAAGACCATGTAGTTGACCATCGCCTTCGGGTTGCTGGTCTTGACCTTGTGCTGGTCGATGGCGTTCATGATGCGCACGACCGCGTCCATGCGGTTGTCGATGTCGAAGATGATGGCGAGGCGCCCCTCGCTCGAGTATTTCGGCTTGTAGGCCATGAGTCGCGCCGCCATGTAGACGAGGTCCATGACCACGCGCCCGAGGAGGTCGTCGATGTCGGCGGGGCAGCGGTGCGCCATGCGGAGGCGGACGGCCATGGCGAGTGCGTCGGCGTTTTTATAGGCGAAGCCTACCATCTATTCGTCCTCCATTATTTCGGAGAGCTCGGCGGCGGTCACGTCCTGGACCGAGTCCATCGACATCGCCGGGTCGTCGATGTTGGAAAGCTCCACGCACGAAAGACCTGCGGCGTCCAGGATGTCGGTGGACATCTTGAGCAGCACGCGCAGGTCGTCCTTCGGTGTCACGAGCAGGCGGCCCTGCCTGTCCTTGCGCCACGAGAGCGCACACGCCTGCCGTTTCAGTTCGGGCGTGAGGTCGAATCCTTCGACGCACAGGCCGCGCTTTACCTGCGCCGTAAAGTTGAACATCATCTCCGCGCGGATGTTCGCGAACTTCGCGCGGTTGTCCTCGCTGGGGTGCCGTGCGAACGGTATCTGCTCGCATGGCATCTCGTACTTCAGGATGTTGAACTCGTAGTCGCTGAACGCCATGTCCATGTTCAGCTTGCCGACCGGGTGCGCCTTGTGGAAGTTGAGGATGCGCCGGACGGTCTCCTCGTGGTCGATGCCGTTCAGCTTCCACATGTCGAGCACGGTGTTCCCGCGTCGCGCGAAGAACGCGGTCGCGTCACGTTCCACGCCCTCGCCGCAGTCGAGCCCCGCCACGACCGTCTCGTCGAGGGTAGGCGCGGCGATGAGCGGGAACTCGTCAAGACGGATGAGCGACGTCGCGCCGTTGCCCACGAGAATCTCTCCGTCGAGTTCCTGTCGGCGCATCTCGTCGGTAGTGATGCCGGATAGGATGAGCGCATACTGTTCGTCTGTGATGAACGTGTTGTCGCGCGTCGTCGCCCTGATGATTTCCCAGTCGCAGTCGCTCGATGCCATCAACACGTTCCAGCCGCTGTCGACGCGCGGCGTGGTCGCCCCGATGATGCGGGGCTTGTCAACCTCCGGGCCACGCATGCACGGACCCCAGACGGAGAGGATCGTCAACGGGGCGAGGAACATCTCGTCGAGCAACAGCAGGGAAATGTTGGAGTAGCCGCGCGACGCGTCCACCGACTCGTATGTGCCGAAGTAGACGAAGTGTCCGTTGTAGCGCATCTGCATCGGTGCCTCGCGCCACTCGATGAACGAGTAGATGCCCCAGTCGGTAGCCATGCGCTTGATTTCGGCGTAGAGCGTGTCGTGCAGGGTGTCGTATCGTTGGCCTCCCACCATCACGTTCTTGCCATGCAATAGCGTGAGCAGGGTTATCGCGGCGAGGATGTAGGACTTGCCCGCGCCACGCCCGCACAAGAGGAGCGACTTGTTGGCGACGGAGTCCACCAGCGCGCGCTGATGGGGTAGGAGCTTGAGCGTGACGTCCACTTATACCTTCTCGATGTGGACGTTCAGGTTGTTGTCGAGTTTCCCGGCGAGCTCGATCTTCTGCTTGGCCTCGTCGGACTGGTCGTGTGTCGCCCCGATGAACTTGGCGGCACGTTCGGCGAGCTGCATCTTCTGGTTCGCGATTTCCGGGTCGGGTTCGTTCAGTGCGTCGTCGAAAAGTTTTGCGATGCGGTTCTCCTTGGCGGCGGTCCTGGCGCAGTCGTCGAGAATAGCCCTTCGCAGGGCCTTGACCTTGCCGCCCTTCGATGCGGCGGCGAGCTGTTCTTCAGCCGTCCAAAGATGGCGAACATCGTCAAGATACGGATTCCCGCGATTAGAGGAACGATTAGAGGCAACGACGGGCGCGCAATTTTCTCGCGGAACCGGCTTTTTAGCGGTTTTAACGACGATTTTTGTAGATTTCCTACGGATTTGCGGGGAAGGTTCGATCTTTTCCCCGACCTTGAGCGAGAGTGAGCCGAGAGTCATGCGCGCCTCCGTTATTTCGACACGGCCTCGCACAGGAGGGCGTAGAGGAGTTTGGGGATGCTTGTCTGGTCGGGGCTGATCCCGTAGCGTTCGCGGATGATTTCCTCGGGGGTCAGCGGGGGCGGCACGTAGACCGGTTCGTCTTTGGGCGTTTCCGCGCCTTCTGCGGCCTTTTCGGGTTCGGGAGTAGTTCCGGCAGGGGTAGGGGCCAGGACGGGCTCCTGGAGCGTATTCTGTTTAGCCTTCGTGCCTTTTTTTGATTTAGTAGCCATAGTCCGCCTCGGGTATGAGCGGACCCCTTCATACATAATTTATGCAAATATTCGCATAAATGCAATATTGTAAACAAATATTTTACATAATGACTATTGCATAATTTATGTAAGTTGTGTAAATTAAAAGAACAAATCCAAAACAAAGCGAGGTCAACCATGCACCAATACAAGAACACATTCAGCGGTCGCCAGCATTGGACTATCTACGGCTGCTTTGACGAATCCAGCTCCGAGCCGGTGTCCATCAAGTTCTTCGGCACAGAGTACCAGGCACAAAAACTTTCATACGCGCTCGCCTGCGCGTTCAACGCGTCACCCTGCTGGGACGGCCACACCGTTGCCGTGAACGGCAGAGTGTACGGCAGGCAATGGCGCGGCGGCAACGGCAAGAAGAACATCCCAGCATGGCCTTCCAAGAAGGCCGCATCGTAAAGGAGGAACAATGACGCAGAAACTAGAACGGATGACACTGAACCTCGACCGTGCGCAGCTAGACAGGGCGATGAAGAAGGCTGCGGGCGAGGGAGTGGACATGAAGGTGGCGGGCAACCAGAGCGCTCTCGTCCGTGCGCTTGTCGAGGCGTACCTCGGCAGGGAGGGCGCATGAGCTGGGAACTCGTCAAGGTGATCGTCGGCTATGGCATAGCCCTCTACGTGTTCATCGCCGTCGTGCGGTTCTTCGACAACAACTCGTCGAACTGGAAGCGCCTGGACCGCATCGAGCGGATGCTCCGGGAGCTGACTGGGAAGGACGGGGACGGTGACAAGCCGGAAAAGTAGACGCCCCGCATTTGCGACAAGAGCCCCTTCCGGGGGCTCTTTTCGTTTTGGTGGTGGGAGTGTTCAACCAAACAAAAAAAACATGCATAAGCAACCCTCACGCGCGCACGCGCGTTTGAGGGTTCTTTACAGATATTGGGTTTTATAAGGATAGCATTCAAAGAACCCTCAATCTTACTTCTTACTTCTTACTTCTTACTTCTTACTTCTTACTTCTTACTTCTTACTTCTTACTTCTTACTTCTTACATCCTTTTGTTTAGCTTTATGTTTTGCTTTTATGTTTGCTTTATATTTTGCTTTATTTTTGCTTTTGAAATATGTAAACTAGAAAGGTTTTTGTAAACTGAAATTTTACAAAATTACCTATACGTAATCGCAAAAAAGTGTTATATTTGTGTTAGGTTGATTGCCGATAATGCGGAATATTTAAACCACTGACATATTTCGACAATCGACCTGCTAAAGGAGTTTACCCGTGGCAGGTTTTCGTTTTAAGATAGAAGAAAAAGATTTGCTCGTCAACATCGTGAAGACGGCTGTCGCCCGTTTTGACGAGCAGACGGACGCGATGCTCAAGAAGGGCGACGATCCGCTGCTTGTCGTCGGCGCAAAAAAGACCGCCGACACGGCGCGAAACATTCTCGCAAAAATCGAAGGTACATTCAACGCGGACGGTGAATAGTGCGTGTCCGTTGGGTGAAAATATGGATCGACCCGATGGCAGCCCTTACGGAACGGTTTCGCAAGGAAGACGGCTCTATTGACTTCGAGGCACTTGGCCGCGAGGAATACGAGTTCAGGCACGCGCTCATCGTGGGCGACTACTCTAAATCGGCGCGGGCGAAAGAAGCTGCGGACCAGGCGGCGAAAGATTTTAAGTACCACAGTGAAAACGGGAAGAAGGGCGGACGACCCAAAAAGGACGCTGCCGGCCCTATGCCTTCCGACCGCCAAGTGGTCGTGGATTTCGCCACAAGCGAAGGACTTGACATCGACGACGCCTGCGAATGTTACTACGCGACCACGGAACGCAAGAACAGGACATCCAATGGTGAAAACATAACGGACTGGAAAAGCTACGTGAAAGCATGGTGCAAAACCAGGGCGAAGAGGAGAAGCGCATGACTTATAGACTGATGACGCCAGCCGAGAAGGGCATCAACCGCAACCGGGCCATCCAGCACTTCGCGTGGCTTACCGGGACATACCAGCAATTATGCCACGTTTCGGTTCACATCAAGGTCAACGGAAAGTACAAGTGGCAATTCCCGCAGGAGCGCGAACAGTTCCTCTCGTTCATCGTGCCGGAGGTCGAGAAGTTCTGCGGGAAGTGGTACACCGAGGGTACGAACCCCGACGTCATCCCGCATCCCGTGCGCATCGCGATGGAATGGCACAACGGGCGAACGGTGCGAGACGCGGTGCTCTCCATCAATCCGCAGTACGGGAAGCTCCTGCGGATGGTACACGACCGCTGCGAGCGCATGGGCATCGAGCTCAACGTGCCGATCACGGAATGGGAGGTCGCGGCATGAGCGAGAAGGAATACAAGAGCGCGAAGAGCGACAGCATGTTCATCGTCCGCGGGGAACCGAAACGCGCCTACCTGATCGTGAGCGGCGAGGCTGCGGCGAACGCGAAGGTGCAGCGCGAGTGCGAGCGCATCCGCAGGGGCGGGGCCTCTTTCGAGATGGCGTGCTGGATTGCCCGCGAATTTGCAAGGACTTACTAACACTAACACAAGGAGACAACCATGACAATCGAAGACATGAATATTCTGGAACGCAACCACGAGCAGGCCGTGCGCGAGCTCCAAAACCTCGCGACGAACATCGTCGAATGGCTGATGGCGGGCGGCGAGTTCACGACCATGCAGCAGCTCGCGTACAGGGACGCGAAGAAGAAGGTCCTGCAAATCAAGCGCGACATCGCGAAGGCCCTGGATGACGAGTTCGAGGGGGTGATATATGGATAACATCCGCAAGCTCACCAACTCCATGCGCTCCAAGTTCAACGCGTGCCACCGAGCATACAAGATCGCCTACGTGGACCTCGTCCGTCCGGTGAAGGTGTCGGACGCGCTCTCCTTCGGGACGTCCATGCACGCGCTCCTCGAGGCGTACTGGGGCGGCCAAGAAACGCCGGTACTCACTGGCGACGACTACACAGACGTGACGCTGCGCTGCCTCTTCGAGGGCTATAAAGCCAAATGGGAAGCGGGCGACGCGGAACGCTACGAACGCGTCGGCGCGGAGTTCGGATTCGAGGCCCCGCTGATGAACCCCGAGACGGGAGGCGTGAGCAAGACATGGGTGCTCGCGGGCAAGATCGACGCAATCGCGAAGGACAGGGCGACGGGCAAGCACATCATAGTGGAGCACAAGACCACGAGCCAGGACATCGGACCCGGTTCGGACTACTGGAAGAAGCTGCCAATCGACGGGCAGGTGAGCGGCTACTACGTGGGCGCGTCCACCCTCGGATTCGACGTTGACGTGTGCCTCTACGACGTCATCCGCAAGCCCACGATTAGACCGTACAAGGCAACGCCAGAGGAGAACCGAAAATACAGGAAGGACGGCACGCTCTACGCGGGGCAGCACGAATGCGACGAGACTCCCGAGGAATGGAAGGCGCGCCTGATGGCCGACATCGCGGAACGCCCGGACTACTACTTCCAGCGCGTCGAGGTGGTGCGCTCCGAGTCCGACCTCTCCGACTACCTCTTCGACATGTGGGCGGTGGGCCGCGAAATCGCCGACGCCGAACGCATCGGACGGTGGAGTAGGAATCCGAACGCGTGCAGCGTGTACGGCTCGTGCGAGTATTTCGACGTATGCACCGGCTGCGCATCGCTCGAAGACGTGACGCTGTTCCGCAAGGCCGAAACCGCGAACGAGGAACTTTAACCAACTAAACTAAAAAAAAGCGAGGTAAAAATGAACAATCTTCTCTCCAAAATCAAGAAAGGGCCTACCAAGCTCCCGCCGAAGATCATGCTCATCGGCGTGGAGGGCGTGGGCAAGTCCACCGCAGGCGCGTCGATGCCGAACCCCGTCTTCATCTGCGGCGAGTCCGGCCTTGTCGGCCCGCAGTTCGAGGGCATCCCCAACTTCACGCCCGAATCCTGGAAGGACATCCTCGACTTCTGCGAGGAACTCGCAGCGACTCCGGGCGACTTCCGCACGCTCGTCGTCGACACGCTGGACTGGGTCGAGCCTATGCTCTACGCACATGTCTGCGCCGAGGGCAAGCAGAAGAACATCGAGGGCTTCGGGTACGGCAAGGGCTACGTGCTCGCGCAGCAGGAGGCGCGCAAGCTGCTCGTCGCCCTGGACAAGGTAAACCGTGCGGGGCTGAACATCCTTCTCCTCTCGCACTCGCAGCTCCGCAAGGTGCAGAACGTGCTCGGCGACGACTACGACCACTTCGAGAGCAAGCTGAACGCGAAGGTGGGCGGCATATTCAAGGAATGGGCCGACGCGGTGCTTTTCGCACGCTTCGAGACATTCGTCGAGAACAAGGACGGCAAGGTCAAGGCATACGGAGGCAGCACCCGTGTCGTGGAGACAACGCACTCCGCCGCGTGGGATGCCAAGAACCGATACGGACTCCCCGAGCAGATGCCTCTCGACATGCTCGCCATTCTCTCTGCCATGGACGGCAACGGAGGCGACGCGAAGGCGGCAGAAATCGAGCTGCGTGGGCTCCTGGAACGCCTGCCGAAGGACAAGGCCGACAAGACCCTCAAATGGCTTGAGACTCCGCGCTCCGTCGTGGACTTGCAGAAGGTACTCAACAACGTAAAGAACGCAATCAAGGAGGCCGAAAATGGCTAATTACTCCGGCACGATCACGAGCCACGCGCTCGCCGAATCCAAGAACAACCACACGCCATCGGTCAAGCTGTGCATCAAGGCTGACACCTGCCTCGACGACGGCAGCGCCGTCGACAAGACGTTCTACGCGGACTTGTGGCTGACCGACAACAGCGCGCAGAACACAATCAAGACGCTGCGCGACATCGGCTGGCAGGGCATGGACTTCGCCACGCTTAACGACGGCAACGACCTCGAAGGCGTCGCGGTGGAAATCTCCACCGAGGTGGATACCTACGAGGGCAACGACTACAAGAAGGTGCGCTTCGTGAACAGGCCAGGGCACTTCGCATCTCGCGGCGTGAAGGCATTGGACGCGAACCAGGCGCGCGCCGTGGTGGCGAAATACAACGCGCTGCTACGCAACAGCCCCAAGCCTACCGCAACGGCGCAGAAAACAGCGCAGAAGGCCGGAATGGTGGATGCGTCGCAGTACGCGAGCCCCGACGAGGACTTGCCCTTCTAGAGGCGGGCCTCCTCCTTGGCCCTAGTGACACCCCGCCCGGAGGTGGAGCCTCGAATCCGGGCATACGGCATCGCAGTTGTACGGTATGGCAACTCCGAAAGGACTCGGGGACTCCCTATGGGATAACCGGCTATCGGGTTCGACTCCCGACGATGCCGCTAGCCTGCGGGTGCAGGCGAACGAAGCCCCAGCGCACGGATTCAGCGGTGGACACCTTCTTTTGAAGGGGTATCAATATCAACAAACGGTTGATGAGATTCGTTCTCTATTCGACGCT